AGTCCTTGCCTTGATTGATAGTAGAACTTGTTTTGAGTTTGATGGTTTGACCTTTCTTTAGTTTGTCGAATATCTTATTCAACTTGGGGTCATCCATCTTCAACTCATCAATTTCGATTTCTTCTTCGATGTCCTCATTCTGTCTTTTCAGAACGGCGGCAACTTGTGGGTGGTCAGACAATCCTCTTTTAATCTTTTCGATTGCATTGACAGCACCTGTCATATTTCCACCAGCATATCTTTTGTCTGATGCAATACCGATTGCCATTTTAATTTGTTTTGATGAGAACCCTTCACGAATCTCTTGCAGGGCCTCAGTCATTGTTGAACTGTATCTAGTCATTTGTTTCTTCCCATATTTTTACAACAAGTTTCCCTGTTCCTTTTATTAATCTATGATACTCCATCTTCGGTATCTTGTATAGTCTGCCACGTTCTAGTGGTTCTGGTTTCTTGTTATCAAGTTGTAACTGCCAACCAGTACCTTCTACAACCGTTACTTCCCTAGTGTGTTCATCTCTGTGCCACACCAGTTCACTACTGTCAACTTCCTCATCAAACCTTCTGATAATCATTCCATTATCATAAGATTGAGTGTATGGTCTACCAGAAGAAATTGCCGCCACCACTCAAACCAAGTTGTTTAGCATAACGTGGAAGATTGCACGCCCAATATGATGCCTTGGTTTTGTCCTTTGCATTTTCACAATCGTGACGGGCAGCAAAACTCTTTCTTGCTTCCTTGTCATTCAACTTAACTTTCAGTCCAGTTGTATCTCCCCATGTGACTTTCTTGACATTACCTGTTGATGGGTCTTTGACGTACACATAATACTTCTTGGGCCCACCCACTTTTGGTTTGTTTAGTTCTACATCTTTCTCTTCAGATATCATAGGGCAGTCCAATGGAACGTGTTCCCCTTGATACATATCATACTTTCCAATATCACCTTCCATAAGTTCTTTATCAAAACCTACAGGATTATAGACACCGATATTATAGGCATCTCTCTTCTCTTGGAAAAACTCGTAATACTTTTCTGAACCTACACGATACTCGTTAGATTCAATAAGACTTGAAGTCTCACATTCATTACAACAACTTGGAGTTCCACAGTCTAAATGTTCTGAGAACTTAAATACTTTTTGTCCTGGCGTCATTGATTGTAACATTTCCCTTCTGGCATCTGTACCGATTTCTCTAGGGTCTTCAGACGCAGCAAGAGGTGTACCTTTTCTTTGTACCGCTCTTTTCTTCATGCTAGCATCTCTATCTTTTGCTCTAACAGCACTCTTACCAGTAGCAACTTTAAGATTTTTAAGTTTACTATCTTGTTTGAACCCTTCAGACTTTCCCTTGTGTTGTTTCCACAAATCTGCATCACCAGTAGTTCTTGTCTTACCGCCTGAGATAAAAGAGTTTACTCTTGCATGACCCCATTGCACAGCAGTTGTGCCTGGGCGATGTCCACCCTTCCATGCAGCAAGTCCTCTATCAAATACTTTCTTTAGAATACCAAGTGAAATACCAGAAGCGTCTGCTTTCTTCTGTAGTGACTTTGTTGCACTTTCATCTACCATTTCTTTGTACAAATCAGGGAACAACTTTTTCATCTTGTTTGTATACTTGGATGGTTTAGTTTTTGCAGTTGCATCGCCAGGCGCTGGTTTGTATGCAGATTTAGTATCGTCATCCTTCTTTGCCTGTTTTTTGAAATGAGCATCTCTCTTGTCCTTTGTGGACTTTGCCATCTCATCACCCTCAGCATCTTTTGCAAAATACTTAGCGGGTTGAGTTCCCTTTTTCTTTTTGAGGTCTGGATCTTCTTTTTCTGAAACTTCCTCATCTTTTGGTACACAGTTCGGCACCATCTTACCATTCTTCTTTTTCATACCAACTTGTTTGTGAGTATCCCAACAAGGCCCATCCTCAGCAAGTTCCAGTTCGTACAACCACTTCTTATATGTAATACCGTTCTCAGCAATAAAGGTAACGTAGTTTGTTCCTCTACGAATAATACTTCCTGTAACACCAGTGTATGTATCTGTAACCTCTTCACCGATTGTAAAGATTTTACCTTCGACATACATATCACGAATTACATCTTCTTCTGTCTGTTGTACTTGGTGTGTAATAAATGATTCACGAATGCCCATGTGTTTACGAACATCCTTAAACAGAGACATACCATTTTTGAATGTTGTTGGTAGTCCTTGTTTGAACGAATCAAAATCATCTGCACCAGCGGCAGCACGCATTTTAGATGCAGACATTCCTGTTACACCTTCTGCGTCTGGATCACGTTCACCAGCAGATACAACTTCAATATTATCGAACCCATAGTAACCGTGTCGTGCATCTGTACCATTGTAGGTATTCAATAGTTTCTCAAACTCATCTACTCTATCAGAACCAACAACCATAACGATTGATTTGTGTCCTTTGTTATAGAGTGATACTGCAACCTCAAATACATTTCTTGCCTTATCGACAACAATGTTCCTTGCGTGTTTCGGGAACATCTTCTTCATGTATGCAACTTTTTTAGTATACGGCAGTGGGTCTTTCTTTACGTTTTCTGAATGAGATGCAAAAACATAATATGGAGCGCCAGGATTTTTACCTGTCTCTGCTTTCAATTTGTCCAACAGTTTTTCGTGTCCTGTTGTTGGTGGATTGAATCTACCAAAAGTGAATACACAAGTATCCCCTCTTGCTTCTCTAATATCTGAAAACTTCTTCATTACTTATCCCAACTCTTAATCGCAGTAAAGTTATTAAAACTAAATTCCATTCTATCTACAAGTTTGACTGCACCGCCTGAAACTCTATCAATTGCAACATATCCTTCTGGATTGACTGCCTTAAAACCATTGTTAGTTTTAATGAAAGTTCCAATGCTCTTTACAGTATTTAGTTTACTCACAATCCCCATCTTTGCATCCACAATGAAGTTTTGGAATGTGATGACATTTGTAAGGTTAGACGTATGTTTCTTTAGTTCTCTTATTGTTTCTTTTTTCTTTACCTCAAGCGCTTCCTTGTTTTTAGGTGTCTTGAGTTTATCAATCTGTTTATCGAATACACTCTCTACCCAAGGTAAATATCCCTTTGCATGAGCAGATGCATTAGTAATCTTTTGTCCTTGACGAACTTTACTGTTGTTGTACGTTTTCAATGACGCACCAGCAAGATTACCTGTGAATGCGTTTTGCATTGCAAGGAACTTAGTAAGTAGGGGAGAGTTGATTTTTCTGAATGTAGTACCAGCACCAGATAATGATGCAGTAACCTTTTCGGTTTCTGATGCAGTCATTGTTGCAGAACCAGATACATCCTTGTAGGTTGCATCGTCCATCCAGACTGAAGCAGGTTTATTCATTCTACTGATATTTGCACCAAACGATGCTTTCATATCTTGTAGTGCAGTACCAGTATATGTGGTATGCCAGACAACACCAATCTTTGCAGCAGCAATCTTCTTACCCAAGTCTGAGTTTACATCGACTGCATATACAATAGTGTTTGGTTGAAATGTGTGGTAGGACTTGCCGTCAATAGTTTCTTTAGATACATCATCAGTGAACATCAAGTCACCTTGAAGAACACCAGTGATACCCAACTTAGAAAACTCTGCAAGTGCAATCTTAAACTTAGAATTCAATGCACCAGATAAATCAGCGTCAATCTCTGCAACTGATTTGTATAGTTTTGGGTTTACGTTGAATACAGACTTCTTTGCAACAAAGAACTTGCCATCTTCTGGATCAATACCAGCAAAGATTGCAGGCGCACCATCCCACTTAACGGTCATGTTTACAGAGGAACGATTTGCACCCGCCAACATATCACGCAAAGACCGTACAAAATTGATAGAGCCTCGTGCTCCATCAATTCCGAAATTAAGAATTTCGTCCTCTATATGTTCTAGGTGTAGATTCTTCCCGCCTTTATCTTCGACAAGGAAGTTTGAAAAGTTTAGCATTTACACATTGTCCATTCATACAAATAATTACCTTACTATTTATAATAACAGAATTATTCACGAATGTCAAGTCTATAACTTTTCAAGAATTTTGGCAATGTTCTATCACCAAATGGTTTGGTTTTATTGATTTGTTCTGATAACATCTCTGCATCAATCTTTTTAGCATAGACAGACACAATGTCATTCGTTGGAAACTCTACGACTTCCCAATTCTTTCCGTTCTGTTGCACAAAGTATTTTGGTTGTTTATACTTTGATGTCCTCAAATTTTTCATAAGTCTTGCTCTTTCCAAGACCCACTCCGAAAGTCGTTTTATCAAATGCTGGTTCATCTTCCTGTCCACTGTCAATAATGTCATCCTGTGCTTCCTGTTCGCAATCGTATAGTTTCATTCGTGCCCTGTCGATGCCCACAACAAACCGTTTGTTGGTGCCAGGGTCATTATATCGGTTCTTCAACTGTTTCACCATAATCTGGTTTAGAGATTCTAGTTCCTCTGTCGAGATGAGGGCAAACATGAGGTCTGCCGTAGCAGGTAAACCAAAACTTTCTGATGTATCTTCCAAACCCACATCTGAATTGGCGTACCCACCTCTTGTCGTTTGTGTTGCCGACATAATTGGTACATTATTTTCAACTGCAAGGCCCCTAAGTTCCTCTGCAATCGCTTTGATATAAAAATACGATCCAACATTTGCATTCCCCTTAAATCGTGATGATGAACAAATATTCAGATAGTCGATAAAGATAACGTCTGGTCTAAATGATTTCTTTAGTGCCAGTTCCTTTAACAAACTTCTGAAGTGTCCTGTATGTGCAGACGCAGTTGGATATTCTTTGATAATTAACTTTCCGTTGGTCTTTGTTTGTATTTTAGAGAGGCGATCTGTAAACATCTTCTTGGGCAAATCATGTAGATCATCCATAGTGATGTTCATAAGGTTCGCATCAATTCTTTCTGCAATCCGTTCTTCTGCCATCTCCAAAGTTATGTAAAGAACATTCTTACCTTGCATCAAGGTCGATGCTGCCATGTGACACATGAACAACGATTTACCAACACCTGTGCCTGCAAGGGCAATGTTCAAAGTTTTCTGTGGAATCCCACCCTTTGTAATCTTGTTGAAATACTCTAGGTCGAACTCTAGTTTTTCTTCCTTCTTGTGGTAGAACTCATATCGGTTCTCACCATCTTCTACATAGTCGTGTCCAACATTCTGGTCAAATGCAACTGCAAGCGCCTCAGATAAGATGGATGGTATTGCTTCAGCGGTGTGTTCTTTGTCTTTCCCCTCAATAATCTGAATACCGTTAAGGATGGCATTGTAGACTGCCTTATCCTTACAAAACTTTTCTGTCGTATCCACCAACCACTGCATATCAACCTGTGCATCAGATAGTGTTTCGACAATAGTTAGAATAGACTTGAACTCATCATCGTTCAAATCCTTTCTATTATCAAGTTCAATAGAGAGCGCTTCTTTGGTAGGTTGATTACCATACTTCTCCATGAACTTGTTGATTTCTTCAAATACAACTCTTTCGTGACGATTAGAAAAATACTCTGGTTTGATGAAAGGCAAAACCTTTCTCGCATAGGGTTCATTATATACTAAGTTACTAAGTGTAGTTCGTTCAATCGTCTGTGTTGACATACTGTAAATCTTCCTCATTCATTTGTTCTCGTATTAGTTCTTCTAAAACTTTGCCGATGACTGAATAGAATTCATCATCAAACATTTCTTTTGGTAGTCCGTTTGAGTCTAACACATTAAAGTCGAATTGTAAAGAGGCTTCTGTTTTTTCTTCGTTCTCTACAATTGCAACTTTACCATACTCGTAGACAACTCCTTGATATTTTCCTGCCTCTTCAGTCAGTCCAATACCCTGCCACTTCCTATCTTTATTTTCTACAAACTTATACATAATGTAAATAACTTCCTATGATATACTTAGGTTTCTCTACTGGTTTCTTCCCAGCGTGTAGATGTGTCCACATTGGAGGGAAGCACAAAAGTCTACCTGTCTCTGGTTTCACTGCAATATCCCACTGTGGGAATGTAGTATCACCTTCCTTGTTGTCATCAAGATATAAGAAAAACACCAAGAACCTACGAGCAGAATCATAGTTACCAACATCTACATGATCTGCAAACTCATCTACATCATTTGGTAAATATCTTTTCAGCCTAAATTGCTCGAAAGCATATTGCTGTGGAAACATCATTTCTGTAACATTACAGTCTTTCATGTATTTATCAATATAATCAATAAACCTATTTTGTAATGCTTGCCAAAAAGGTTGCCACTCAACGTGCTGTTGCAGTGTCACCTGTGTAAAAGAACGATGTCCTTTTAGAACAATTTCCTCATGGTGTTCTGGTGATTCTTCAAACATCGCAATCAGTTGCTGTGCGAAATCTTTATCAATCACATTATCATATACTCTAATGAACTTATCCATTAGATTATGAGTCCACCTTTGGCTGGAACTGCCAGTCCTGTTACCGCCTCTGTATATGCAGCACTGAACTCTGGATTGGTTTCTGTTGCGAGAACAACTCCACCAGCATAGAACATTGCTTCTTTTGTATTTTCTGTACCTGTCATACATACTCCCCTAGCGAAACCCACTTTTCCATCTGGCGTGTTTACCAGCATTCTTGGGTTGTCTAGTGTGATGTTTCCATTTTCTTCTTTAACCCATTTGCCAAGAAACTCTCCTGACAGTGTTACTAAAGATACGATTGCACCTTGTTTCATAATTATTCCTTCCAACAATAAGTGGGCGTTGAACTATTCACATCAAAGATATTCTGATGCTTCATTAATGATCGGCGATAAGGCGTCCACTTTATACCTCTACCCCAACCAAGTTTGTCGATAAGTTCCTCTTTAGAAACCTTACCGCTATTCTTAATCCAAGATACAATCTCTTGAAATCTTTCACTAGTATAACTCATATGACTCTGTTTGTCAAGAAGTGAATCAATATAGTCTGACATCTCATGCATCTTGTCTTTATATATTAGTGTCTCACGAATACAGTCAAGCGCCTGTTCTGCTTGTTTATTCCTATACTGAGGATCATCCAAATATGTATTCATCAATGTAAGTGCATCATGGTCATTATCAAAGAAATCGCCCTTAGCATTTAACTCGTGATAATATGTGTCGTTATACATGACATAAGGAACACCGTTCATCATACCATCAGTTGTTGCAACACTCCATCCACCGTATGTTTGTTTTGGCGAAAATCCCATGTAGCACTTCTGTAGATTCTTGTAGTACCAATCCTTACTTCCTTTTGTTGTAACAACATATTCACGATTAGGTTTTTCCAATAGTGGAATCCAAACCTTAAAGTCTTGTCTTGTTTCCCACAACTTGTCACACACGGCGATGAATTCTTTGAAGTGTTTGTAGGTATCTGGTCTGTGATTGAACACAATAATTCGTGCTGGGTTCTCGTTGATATCGTCAACAATATCTTTTTCATTTACTCCCAAGTGCTGAGGTACAAGAACATCATCTAGTTTTGTAATAGTAGCATCACTGAATACTTCTGATGCCTGATCAAGTACCAACCCCTTCTGGTGTTGTGTATTCAAATAGCACCTATCATATTCTAGAAGTCCAGTGATATTCTGATTGAAACTATCAAGTGACCAACCAACCACTAATTTTAGATCAAACCAATGTGACCAACCAAACACTGGCGGTGTGTGATGTGTCACATTATATAATACATTTTTAAGAGCGTGTGTATGTTCTGGTAGATGAGACATAACCAAGTCAAAGTCGTTTACCCTACTCAACATCTTTTGTAGTTTGGGTACGTCCACATGAGACCGCATTGTTGGTGGATATGTTGGCATCGGCAGATACCACTGTGTCACATTATCAAATGCAAGTGATGGAACTGGTTCTGGCAAAATAAGATAGAACCACAAGTCATCACGAATCTCATTCAACAGACTAATCTGTTGCTTGATGACTTGGATATAACTATCCTTTTCCAAATCCTTCTGAAAAGTAATGTTAGGATACGTTAATATCCTAACAGTTTTTTGTAACTTCTCTTCTTTTCCTATTTCAAATAGGTTCATGCTGCTTCCTTTGATGCAATCATCTTGGCAAAATCATCACCTTTCATGTTTGACTTCTTGTTATTCAAACGCTTTGAGCATACTACCAAGTTTTCGTATTCGGTAACACCACCCTCATCAATACCAGCAGAGCGTGGAATGTAGTGATCTCCAGCAAGGTTATCTTCGTCAATCGGTTCGCCGGTATAGAAACATTTTCCACCCTGTTCCTGCCACTTCTTCAGAATATCTTCACGAGAGAAGGAAACTCGTGGGTCAATTTTTATCAACCCAACTTCCTTTTCCCTTCCAACAAAATCCATATCAAGAACCTTAAAGATAGTACCAATAGCATTAGAATTCTTACCACCAAAGAGTTCGTCAAAAGGCGGCATCTGATTACCATTTATTGTCGTCTTTTTAGCGTATAGAGCAAGGTCTGTATCACTCCAGCGAGTATAGGTATCAAAGAATGCCGGAGTATAGAGCTCTGGAACTACTTCATAACCACGATTTTGCATCTCAATAGCATACATAACAAGCATCAATGACTTCATTGGATTGAGTTTGACTTTGTATTCTTTTGGTGTTGACTGCATCAGAGAAAGAGCAAAGTTAAGATGCTTGTTTATTTTGTCTGCATCCTTAAACCTTGTGGCATACATACCATCATATCCTTGAATTTTTTTTACCCACTGAGTGTGTGCTGGATGTGAAATGCCAGAGAAAACACCTACTGTCAAAAAGTAAATGAAGCTAGACAACCATTCATCAACTTCCATTCTTCCACCCAGAGTAAATTTTGAAGAGAAGTGAGTCAAGTATTCTTTCTCTTCGCCCTTTACTATTTTGATATAGCGGTTAAATAGTGGGTGTGGGTCAAGTTTGCGTGTTTTGTCACCACGAGCGGTATCACGCACATAGTCTGAGTAATGCCCAAGAACTGCATTACGAATTTCTTGTTCTTTCATATCATTGGTGTTATTGAGAACTTCAATGAAAAGGTGTGCAGTCTGCAAGTCAGTCAAATCTTCATACCACTTACATGAGATACGATAATCCATAATACGCTGGTAAACCTTTGGATATGTATTCAATAGTTTTGTAGCATACATACCACCTACATCACAACCATCAACCACAATTTGTGGAAGTGGATATACTCCATTCAGAAAATCAGTGATAGCAGTAATACGTTGTTGCCCATCAATCAGTTCATACCGATATCCACCACCTTCAGTTTTTACTACCCGAATATGTATTTCTGGAATACCAGCATATGTATTTACCAATACAGTCTCCATCAGAGATTTCTTCCACGATTCGGGAGAAACTTTCTCACGCTGATATGCTCGGTTTTGTGTGTTGATATTGGCAGTTGTTGCCCAGAGAACAGAAATGTCTCCGTTGTTACATTGTACGTCAGACGTACCAAATTTTTCTTCAAAGTTTTCGACAGAGGTCGAGATTGTTGTCATAGACATAGTTTTTTCTCCATAAACATTTGCTTACACTCTGCAAGCATTCTAGTTTGGGTTGAAATGAATACCACCTCGGCATTCATTATTCCTTTATAATATACTATGATTCGGCGAAAGTCAAGTACTTTTTATAACTTTTCTTAAATTAGTTGAAGAAAAAGAATGCCGTCTACTTGTGTAGTGAAGTTTAATCAAATCACGACCAGTAAGTTTGCTTTCTCTATATTCTTCTCCTACGAATCTAATATCAATCTTCTGTGACTGTAACAAGTCCATCAGACTTTGTTCTGTATCATATGGGATTATTTCATCAACATATTTTACAGCATTGAGTTGAACAAATCTTTCGTATACAGATTGAATAGGTTTGTTCTTTTCATTCCTATCAATGGTAGGGTCTGTCTGTAACCCAACAATAAGATAATCACAGTTAGACTTTGCCTCTTGTAACATAACTATATGTCCAGCATGAAGTAAGTCAAATGCGCCACAAGTAAATCCAATCATCGTATTATGTCTATCTTATTCATGGTTGAACTGTTCCAAACTTCTAGTTCTTTACGAACCTTACCTTCTGCAATCATTTTATTGTAACGCTTGGTAGCATTCTTCTTCCACCATGTAATTACATTTTCAAGTTCAAATTTATCATAAGATTCTGCTTTTGTCAAGACATTTGTTTTGCCCAACAATACATCCCTCACGTTAGAGTATCCATACTCACCCATGTAGAATCTCTTTTGAGTAGTTACATCACTTGCCTTTTCGATTTCTTTTGAGAACAACTCGTATGCTTTTTTGTCATGTTTAGCAAGACTTTGTTTTACAAGTCCAACCATCTTTGTCTGCATCTTGAGTTTACGAGATGATGCACCTTTGTGTATCAGTTCTTCTCCACCATTCTTTTCAGTGAACCAATCTTTCATCTCTGGATAGATATCCTCACCAAGCGTCAATAGAAACTTAGACTGAGTATCACCTTTGTATCTGAGGAAAGGTTTCATGCCATCATACATTGACGCACCCTTAATGTTACCATATAAAGATGTGGTTTCAAAAAGACAGAACTCCGTGTCATACTTTTCGTTTAGCATCCTACGACTTGCATGAGAACAACAGATTGCCGCCATCAGTTTACCACCAAGATAGTTATACCCAAATGGTTGCACAGGCACAATATTGAAACCCATGATTGCACGTTTGTTGAAGATGTCCAAATCTGGAACACCACCAAGATAATCGTTACGAGGTTTTGAGTTGATTAGAGGTGAACCGAAGCGAATGAATCCAACTACTGTATTAGTGTTTGTTTCCATAACAACCAGTTTCAAAGTCTTGCCTGGATTCTCATCTGGACTGAATGATGCAACCTTTTCCAACATAGTATCAAATGTCTTGTTAGGAATCTGCATAACCTTGAAGTCCATATCTTCTGGATGCATATCGTAGTCTTGAAACATATCATCTTCCAAACCCATGCCTGGCAGAGGAGTCGGAATGTTTCGTACACGTTCAATCTTTCTAGCACGAAAGTAATCGTCAATCCGTCCAAAGTCTTTGAAGTAGTTCATCAACTTTGTAGCAGCATATATCGCATCATCTCGTTCTAGTATCATGTAAAGAAATCCTCAAGTGTAGTCTGTGTTCCATAAGAGCGGTCAATCTTCCAACCAATCTGATTACAGATAAATGTCAGAGGTTCGACAAACGCCTTCTCAAATTGCATATCATAATCCAGATACTTGTGGATATCAAACTCCTTCGGCAACTTTGTCATAAAGGAAATGACACCAGACTGCATCTGATTAGGTGTTCTCATGTTGAGAAACTTAATCTTCTCACCTTCTTGGATGAGGGGATACTTCCCTGTAAGTTTCTGCTTTCTGAGAAAGTGATTATACAGAATGACACCCTTGATATGCATCGGGGCGCCTTTCTTGAAAATACCAGAACTGTCACTCCACTTGTCAATACCATTGACTGAACGAGGGAATGCAATCTCCTCTGGTGAAAGTTTCATAAACTCCTCACGAAACTCTTGGATGAAGTTGTTCACATCTTTCTCTGTACCAGACATAATAACCTTTAGTGCCTGTTTAATCTTTTCACGACAAGGTGCAGGCGTAGATGACTTGACTGCTTCAATGCCCATAATCTTGAGTTGTGGGTCTTGATAACGAACACCTTCGATATCCCATGCATTGAGAATGTATCTTTTCTTTGCAGTCCAGATACCCTTGTCTGCAATCACCTCTCGTGCCATCTGCATCTTCTGATCGAATGCATTTACATACGAAGCAAGATCTTGATAACTGCCATCAATAAAAGGTTCAATCTTCTCACGAGCAATCGTATCCAAGAAATCAACCGCCCGTCCACGATATGAATCCTCTGATTCATCTGTTCTCTTTTTAAGCACCTTATCAATAAGTTCGTCAAACCTAATGTATACTGAATCCGTATCTGACGCAATAACATAATCTTTATCCTTACTATTTAGCAACTTGTTCAGATACCCATTTAGCGCCTGTTCAATCCAGCGAATAGATAACTGTCCAGAGGTTGTAATACCTTCTGCAATACGCAAGTCATAATAACGAAACCATTCATTACCAATCGCACCATAAGCAGAGTTCAAGGAAATCTTTCTTGCCATCTGGATGTTTTGATAACGAGACACATCGTTTAGATATTTGGGGTCTTTGGTATCTTCATATTGTTGTTTTGCATCGAGCATTTTCTTCTTGTAGATAGTACGATCATTGTACATCTCTTGCATCATCTCAGGCAGAAATCCCTGTTCCTTAGTTCTGAACAATGCACCGTTTGGTGTGCAAGTTACACTTGCTGGTTTTAGTGGTGACAAGTCATGTTGTTTCTGCAACAACTCATTCACCGACTTCTCCGAATCAAATCCCATCGTTTTGGGCAGAAGTGTTTCGGGGGAAATGTTGTACTGCATAATCAAGTGTGGATACAGCGAGTTCAAGTCAAAAGACATAACCCACTTGTGTTGTCCAACCTGTGGGTCTTTGACGTATGCACCAACATACTTATCATTCTTGCTTTCGCTTCTTGTCTTAGATGGGATTACAATCTTTTTCTTGAGAAGATGGTTGTAGATAAGAACATCCCAATACTTCACTGACGTAAACGCATCAGACATATTTACCTTTGCCTCATACGTCATAGTCAAGAGCAAGTCGATAAGTTTCATCTTCTCATCAAGTCTATCGACAAGTTCAACGTCCATGATGTTATAGTCTAGGAACGACTGATAGTCTTTTGTATACCACTCACGAAAAGTCTCAAAAGGATTTTCATCCTTTCGTTCGCCAAGTTCTACAAAAGCGATATGGTCAAGACGATATGATTCTTGATTGGAATAAGTAAACTTCTTGTATAGTTGCAGATAATCAAGTTCTTGTACACCCATAATGTCATAGACTTGATCCTTGCGTCCATAACCACTATTCACCATCTTGGCGTTTACAACACCCCAAGGTGACAGACGTTTCATGGCGTCCTCACCCATCACCGATTTGATACGGTTGCAGATATAAGGAATATCAAAGAACTCTGTATTCCAACCAGTGATTACGTCTGGATGGTCAGATTCCCACCATGCAAGAAACTGTGCCAACAGTTCACGTTCTGTCTGACACTGAATATACTGAACATCTTCTCTGTCGTTTTGATAGTCGTGCAATCCCCAAACCTTGATACGTCCTGTATCATGGTTCTTGATTGTGATGGAAAGCATCGGTTCAAGTGCCTGATCAGCATTTGGGAAACCGTTCTCACACTCCACCTCAATATCAATAGTGACAATACGCATCTGCGAACTATCAAACTGAATCTGCTTGGGATATGTTTCTGAAATATAGGTATAGGGAAACTGTGTCATACCATGCACCATTCCCTGATCAACATCATAACAGGAAACGAATTCCTTTGCCTCTTTGATAGAGAGGAACTTCATAGGATTGACGTTATTACCGTCAAGCGTTTTCCAACCAGTTTCTTTTCCTACTGGAACGAAAAGAGTGGGTTCGTACTTAACTTTGTAGTTAGAACGAACACCATTCTTGACGGCACGAACCAGTAATTGATTGCCCCATTGGGCGATGTGTGTATAAAAATTCAAGACTTTTTCCCTTATCAACTGTACTCATTATATAATAAAAAGGGAAGAATGTCAAGAGAAAAGTGGCATTTGATCTTCTGCTACGAAATGTTGCTCGATTGCATCAATTCTATCTTGTGCTGCAGCGATCTTGTCTAGTTCCGATTCTACTGCTTCTGCGATATCAGAATGCTCTCCAATACCAGCAGGGTTCTTTAGGTATACTGCGATGTTTGCTTTGTGCAGTGCAATCTTACCTTCATTATGTTTTTTTATTGCGTCAAGTAGTGTCATTATTTTTCGCCTTTCATTGTGGTAATAATCAACTTCTTTTGAGGGTCTACCATGACGTTCATTTCTTTCATGGCAAATCTATTTAGAAGAACATCCGTTCCTCTTTTACTTCTGTCATCGAGTCCAAACATTAGTTCATGTGTGTGCCCCATGAATTCAACTTCCAACTTTACAATTGGTCGTTCATCAACTCCACCACCTGTTCTTGCTTTATATTCTTTTTCAAGATTAGCAGTATGAGTTTTACCACCCACTGTTGTGAATGTAATCTTACTACCACTGATTTTTAAGTCGGTAGCGTGCAATACTGAGTATGCACTATTCCCTGTATCAAACTTTGTTTCGATTTCACCAAATGGTTTTATATCAACCATCTCGTGGAAACCACATCTGATAGGAACGGTAAATCTGTTGTTTATATTTCTGTAGTGTTCCAGAACTTCTTTTGCGATATTCAATCCAGAGTTTGCTTCTTCAATACCCTCTGTGCCAGGCGAACTGTTTACTTCCAAAAAGTATGGTTTACCTTTGTATGGAATAAAGTCCACTGCAACAAAATCACCATCAACTGCTTTTGCAGCGATTAGACATTGCCGAGTTTCTTCTTCTGACAACTCATAAGATTTTACTCCACCACCCTGTGTATAGTTACTTCTGAAGTCACCTTCTGCAACCACTCTTTTCATCGTTCCGATAATCTGAGAACCAGCGATAACCACACGAACATCACCATCTGTCTTTATGTATTCTTGAATCAGAATATCTGTATTCTTATCTTGTTTGTAAATCAACTGTACAAGCGAATCCAATGCACGTTTAGATTCAACAAACAAAACACCAACACCGCCTGCACCTCTAAGAGTTTTGAGGATGATAGGAAACTTGGTATCAAGTTCTTCCAGTGCATCGTCAATATCATCTTCTGTAGGAACAAGAACACTTTTGGGTTGGTCTAATCTGAAATCTTTTAGTCTCACATAACTGCGATACTTGTCAGCACAAATACTGATAGTAGTTCTGCTGTTGATACAAGTGATACCAATTCTTTCTAGTTCTGAAATCAAGTCAAGATGACTATCTCTGGTTGGCGTTCCTCTGACAAACACAACAGTATCTTTGGAACTTATGTCCATACTTTTGTCTTTGTTGTTTAGAGTATACTGTCCATCATCAAAGGTCAGGGATGTTCTTTTGAAGTCCGATAGAAGAACTTCCATACCCATTTTCTTTGCCTGTTTTTCAAACTTAGTTGCAGTCTTAGACTTGTCGCCCACTTCAACTGTAAGAATAACCACCTTATAGTTTTCTGTTTCTTTATCTTCTACGATAAAATCTGTGAACGACTGTGCCACTATTGTTCTCTCTTCTTGCCGATATTATATTTTGTTTCCAGTTCCCATTCATCCTTTTCCTTGAAGGCAATCACTTTGATTTGTGACAGGGGTGCTTTGGGTTCTGCATCACCTACGATTTCAATCAATCCCCAATCACCAAGTAATCCAGCAATCGAGTTACGTCTTGATACATCGTTTTCATTTAGGTTAGTGTCCTTACCGTCAAGAGCAAAGAGTTCCTTGAAATGTACAATGTAGTACTTACCCTGTTTATGTAGGATGTGA